AGTATTGACTGTAGAGTCGTTAATTCTCTTGCCTGTATTGGATATCCTGGTTTAAACAAAACCCGATAAAAATTATTATCGACATCAAAATCGTCGAAATATGGGTTAATGTTGAGATTAGTTTTCTGTGGCATTTTTTAAAATTCCAGGATAATTTTAATATCTTCTTTTTGGCGAGTATTCCTAGAGATCAGAGGTCTGTTATCTAAGTAAATAATTTCCCCTGAGCCTTTATTTATCTCTGGAGAAGCAAGACCATTTGCAAAATTAACTCCTAAGTTAATAACTTTGCTTCCGGTTGGATTGGTTGAAATTCCTGTAAACGTTTGATCAATTGAACCAGAGAACCCACTAGGGGCAGTTACTGCATTAGAGGAGGACTCGAAAGATAAAACTCTAGAACCAGTAGAAACACCGACATAATCGGTTTGATCTAAAGCACTTTGGTTGTAGTATAGTGATCGATCTTGAATATATTTAAGAACTTTTGTCTCAGTATCATATGATGCAACATACCCAACTGCCTTTCCATTAGTTACAGTTTGAGTTATTTTTTCACCTATAGTTGGAACCCCATTTGCAGAATTAAACTTCAGTGCATATAATGAAGAAAATTGACTTTGCGTATATGTTGAGGTTGAACCAATAGATGTTGGGTTTTTAACTATACCAACTTGAGCAAATCTAGTATCTACTGGAAAATCTTTCGTGGAGTCATCAAATCTTGCATACAATAAAACTTTATCAGTTCCTAACTCTTTATAAAGATTGTATCCATGACCTCTTGATGGTGGAATAATTGGAATTAAACGAGCAGGAGAACTAGTCGCATTGCTATTGATAGAACCTAAGTCAACTACACCATAACTATAACCTTTACCACCAGCAGAAACTGTTGTATTTGTAATTTTTCCACCAACTACATCAACAATAACTTTTGCACCACTACCGTCACCAAGTATATTAAACTCCTGTCCTAATCCATTAGAATAGTTACCACCTTGACTGTCTATGTAAACTTTTTTAATTTGGTTATCATTTACAGTTGAATCGCCATTTTCTCTAACTGCTTGTATTTGAGCATCAGTAGAAGAACTCCAATCATTTGGAACTGTTATATATTCTGTAGAGTCAAACTTTACAATGTCACTGGGCGATACACTAAAAAGATATTTCCAAATATAACCATCACCACTTGACCCAGCTTTAGATGGTTCTAGATCTGTAAATGTTGGTTCATCCTGAGAAGCATTTCCTGTTGTATTGATTCCAGAAGAACCATTATCTATGCAAATATAAACTTTATAATCAGAATTCAATACATAGTAGTTCGCATCATAAAGTCTACTTGCTTGAGTAATCGGAGATGGATTGTTTACACTATAGTCATGACGGTACATTTCATATTTTGTACCTTTTGTCCAGTCAATTCTTCTGACAATTCTTTTAATATTTGCAGACGTTACCTTTTTACCAAAAAGCATAGTATCATAAGTATGCGATTGGTAACTAAAATTATCAGTAGGGTTTGGAACATTTGTATTCCAAGTCGTAGATCTACCAAACCCAACCTGAGTCGGATTTGGTAGACTTAGAAAAATATAATATGAATTGGAATCACTCCCAGCAGAATCAATAAAGTTATCAGTATTTAAAATTCTAAATTGATCTGTTACAATTGCAGACATATTATTAGCTTTTTTCTATATTTATACTACACATTAGATTGCTTTCGCAGTGCTCCAGTATCTCTTAAACCAAATCCTCTTCTTTGAATGGTTGGGAATGTACTCAAACCAGAATCAACAGTTAGACCAGATACTCCAATTGCAACTGGTGATGAAGCTCTAGACAACCCAGACAGTTTGCCCCAAGAATATTCTCCACAAGTAGAAATTCCAGAAGTTTGTATTCCAGTTATATTAGTATCAGACTTAACATTTACAGTAATTACTGCATTTGTCCCAGAAACAACTAGATTTGATACAAAGTAAATATTGTCAAGATAAGACGTGCTAATTGCAACTACTGCGCTGTTAGAATCATAAAGTGAAGTTACTCCATTACCAACTAAAGTGTTCTTAATAAGGAGAGGATAACCAGTATTCAAACCTGTAAATGCGCTTGGTCCCTGAACAAAGAAGTTAAGTGCCAATGGATTTCCAGAAGTACCAGTGGTAGTACTAATGCCAGTAATAATTCCAGAAAAACCTTCAACAGTAGTAATATTAGTAACTTGCTCAACTTGTATATCAGGATAAGAAACAATTACTTGTGGTGGATTTGTGGTTGTATATCCAAAACCAGGACTTGTGATGTTTGTTGAAGATATTGAACCACCAACAATAGAAACTGTAGCAGTTGCAGTCGATCCAACTCCAACTCCTATTGCTTTTGGAGCTGCTATTTTAACAGTAGCAGTTCCAGTGTATCCACTACCAGCATTAGTGATGGTTAAAGCAGAAATTGTTCCAGCAGCAGATACTGTCGCTGTGATAGCGGCAGAAACTGGATCATTTGCTTGAACGATAATACCATCAACATCAGTTATTGTTATTGCATAGTTATTTTCTTCGTAGTTAAAGAACTGAGCATTATCAACGAATATTTCAGTATCAGTAGATTTAATATCTTTAATAATTTTTGATGTTGGATAAATTTGAGTTTCTAATGAATCTCTTGACTTGGATACAACATCACCATTTATAACCTTATCTACTTTTTGCTTAATCCAAGTTAGTGGTTTGAAGAATGTTTCATCAATTCCAGCACCCGTATAAATGTTTGTTTCAATCTTATCAGATCCAACAATATTTGTTATATCTCTAATTTCTTGAGTAACAGTTGATGGATATTCATTATTTCTGAATATTTGAACAGAATCACCTATTTTAAGAGTTTCGTTGATGTTGACGGTGAACGAATCTGTTCCTCTAGTTCCTCTATAGAAGAATACGGCAACATTATCTTCAGATCTTGGGGGATCTGCGAAGACAAAAGATGTTCCACCTTCAAATACATATGAAGTTCCTGGTTCTTGTGCAACACCATTAATGAATATGAGAAGAACAGCGTTCAAATCAATATTAACAGATGATGTGTCACTTGGATCAATTTCAAAACTTAGCAACTGACCATTATAGTAAAGTGGGAATCTCTTTCTTACACCATTTTGAAGATTTTTGATAGAATCGATATAATCAAGTTCACCAAACTGCCAGAATGAGAATGAATCTGTAAAGACATCTAATACTGTCAATTCAAAATCCTGTAATGGAGCACTTAAACCTCTGGCAGTTACAAGACCAACAGGTTTAAACTTGTCGCCAATTCTAAATCCATATCCAGGTCTTGCAATTTTGAAAGAAGAAACTTCAAATAATGTTGAACCAATACCTGTAGTTGAAATTGCTCCAACATCTAAAGTTAGTAGTAAGTTGGAACCAGTTACTGTAGTTGAACCAATTCCAGCTCTGTATGTACCAACAACTGATAAGTTTTCATAAGATGGTTGAGGAACATTAATTTTAACCGTAGATGTATTATATCCAGTTCCACCGCTGTTTACCACAAAACTTAGAGTTCCACCAGCACCAACAACCGCAGTAATGCTTGCTGCGGTTCCTGTGTGACTTGAATCAGTAATTGCGATAGAAACGGGAGATCTATAACCAGAACCAAATACGTCTAAAGTTCCAAGTCCAACCGAAACAATGCTTCCACCAGCACCAACAACAGCGGTTACTGCTGCACCAACTAAAGGCGCAAACCCAGCGCCAGAAGTTGAACCAAGAGAAACTATTACGCCACCTCTTGGTAGTTGATTTTGATTAACATCTGACGAAATAACAATTTGTCCATTTGTAGAAGTTATTCCACTAAATGTTACGCTTGAAATTCCAGTCCCAAATCCACCAAGAGAGAAATTATTTCCAGCATTATTATCTGTAGTTGGAGTTTGGAAGATATCATTCAAGAATAGAACGCCATTTCCAGTTTCAATACCAGTTGTGTTAATTCCTCTTACAGTTAATGTGTAAGTTTGTCCAATACCAGTGAAACGATCTGAAATGTCATCATATATTGTATTTGTTGCATAATCATTTCTAAGATATACTCTTCCAGTAAATGTTGTTTTTGGATATAAAATATTTGATCTATCTCTGATCTGTCTTGGATTTCCTTTTGGTGCTTCGGTAAACCAAATTTTATTTTTGGTAATATTATAAGCACCTCTATAGATTTCAACAGGACTACCATCGTTATGAGTTGTAGCAGAACTACCAACAAATCCACGATTAACTTGAACCAGAGGGAATGTACCTAGTCCAGTTATTGGTCCAGAACTTGTAGTTCCAAATCCAACTTCAACAACATTACAATATTCACTGCTGATCTTAAGAACATCTTTTGGTTTGATGGAAGAAATTCCAGAAAGTGCAAAATAAGTTGTAGCAGTGCTAACTTGACCAAAGTTATTGGCAACATTATAAGAAATTGGGACGAAGGATAGTGGTTTTTGTACCACGCCGTTCAATGAAATAAGACTCTTCTCTAATTTCTTAGACATTTCAAGAGTATGAACGTTACCACTACCAACTGCTGTCGTAAACGTTACATAAATTCCAGCATTTGCATACTGCTTTTTAGTTGAAAGTCTGAACTGACTATCATTAATTTTTAAAGCATACACAACTGGGGGTAAAATATTTGTAGTAACCCCAAGATAACTTTCAGTTAAACCTATTCCTATTCCTGTGCCTGCAACTCCAACAAATGAAGAACCTGGTTCATAATACAATTCTTCTCCAGTGCTGAAGAAATGATTTGGAATGGTAAATATCCCAGTTTCTGGATTTAATATACTTGTTGTAAATGGATTAAATGTTTTGACAAAAATTGGAGTTCCACTATATCTTACATCAAAATCTAATCTGTTTGCTCTGTTTCCATTGATTGCATCATATGCTGACAACTGAACTAATGAACTTGCAGTTCCATAATCCAACTGTTCTGGAGTATTGTCATAATCATTTGTATCATAAAGAACTTCACTAAAACTTTGTACCTCAACATTTGCACCGATAGATGCATCTGGATAAAACTTAAGATATGCTTTTGAGCCTAGTATTTCTCCACCAAATGTTCCAATTCCAGAAGTGCTTCCAATTGATAAGAATGGATATTGGACTGTATAAACATTTGTCTCATCTTGAAGCATCAATACTTGATGAACTGCACTGGTGTTTCCGTATGAAACTCTAACTATTGATTTTAGAGCAGAAACATTTTCCGTTGATACTCCAATTACACTTGTGGAACCAGAAGAAACTGTATAGTTAGACTCATATCTGGCACTACTTTCAGATCCTTCTGGCTGACCATCTGCTAAAAATCTGTATGTTCCAACGCCAACTGCAGTTGTACCAAAACCAACAATATTTGATCTAACTAAAATTTGGTTACTTTCGGTATTATAGTATGTTACGGTTAGAATACCTGATTGAATAGAGGAATCAAAGACTCCCATGTAATTTGACGAATTTCCTTCTGTACCAGTACTATCAAAGTAAAAATCAGATTGATATGTGTTTGTTCCGTCGTGATCTAAGAACAACTCAACATAATTCATTTTGTTGGTAACTGTATTTAAAATTTCAATATTTGCATAAAAACTATCAAAGTTATTTGTACGGTAAGATACTAATTTTACAGTAGTGCCAACTCCAACTACAGTATTGATACCTGTTAGATTTACAAATCCAACACTTTGAGTACCTATTCCATTGACTATAGAATTAAATTTATTTTTGATAATTTTGATATCATAATCAGTATCATATGGATCTGCTGGAGTAAATCTTAAAGTTTGCGATTCGCTATCACTTTTTCCACTTAACGTTCCTAAAGGAATATCAGTGTTTGTTAAAAATGCTTTTTCTAAAACATAAGCATTTGTATCATCTTTTAAAGCAACAATTTCACTAACTTGTCTTTCCGATGATGCTGGGTCTAAAATTTGAATCAAATACTTAGAGTAAGTATCATCAAAAGTATCAATATCAACAAAAGGTTCTATTCCAGTTTCTTTATTTGAGAATCTGGAACTAATATTGTCCATTACCAAAACTCTATTGCTAACACACTTAATATAATCTGTTAATTTTTTGTTTTGGAATTTGATAAACTTAGATTTAGTTTGATTTGTCGAAGTGTCAACATCTACCGTCAAATCTATGTTATTAATAGCATCGACTCTTTTTTCTTCAGTAACATCTAGAACAATAGTATCATTGGTCGTTGATGCGTATGAGACGACACTATCAGATTCTGAGACAACTTGAGTGTCTGAGAAATTTTTCAATCCAGAAGTATGGAGAAGTCTGTTAACAGGGTTTACTAAATCTTGATATTGAATTTTGCTTCTTACGGAGTAAGATAAATTCTGATAATAGTCATTATCTGAAGTTACTTGATAAGTTTCGTCAAGTTTTCCAGTGTCTGTTGTCCACCCATAATCTTGTCTTGATGCATAAGAAACTTCAAAATAACCAGCATTGTTATCCAAACTTTGAACAGTTGCTTTAACACCAGAATTTTTTCCTTTTAGTCTCTCTCCGACTTCTAAAATGTACGAACCAGATATTTTAATATAATTTCTTGTGCTATCAGTAACTGATAAATCTCTTTCAATATATCCAGTTCCAGTATCAGTCAATAGTTTTTCATTTTTTTCAAACAATGCAAACTCTTGAGTTGTGTCAAATGTTGGATAGTTTCTCTTGGCGATAATAGTCGCATATCCTTGATTTGTTTTTGCCAAACCTGCATTAGTTGCTATTCCTGCAAGGTTAAACTCAACAACTGCTGGGTTTGTGTTGTAATATGCGCTAACTGTAAAGAAGCGATATCCATAATCTGCAGAATTAAATCCTTGACCACTAGGATTGTCTTTTTCAATCCCTTCTACAAAAATTTCTTCTCCAGCAGAGAACACATTAGTGGTAAATCCTAGAATTGGTGTTGAAATAACACAAGTTACAATACCTGCTGGAGATGAAGTGATTGAACTAATAGAAACTCCGTTATCGTTATCAACAGCGACAATTCTTTGTTTTGATGAGTTTAATCCATATGGTTGAGAAATGATATTAACAGAACTAATTGCGCTACCAAATAATGAACAAGAAAGAGAGTTGGAATCGATCAGTGTTCCAGTATCAGGATCAACAATAACTAAGTTTGGTGCAGAAGAGTAATTTTTTCCACCATATAGTACATCAATATCACTAATTGTGTTTGAATTTTGAATATAAACAATTGGAGATACTGCTGCTTCAGGTTTTAAAGTCTTATCGGATGAGTATTCGAAACCATAATTTAAAATTCTGGTCTTGTTAATATTTCCTACTTCTGTTGACTTAGCAACAAGGTTAGCGTTTTCACCACTACTGGATGAGAATCCAACAAACTTTGGAAGTTTTTTGTAGTTATATCCACCAAAAATAGTTTTTAACTTGCTTACCCCACCAGAAGCAGTTGGTGAAGATGTTGAATATTTTAAAGTATCACATTGAGATTGTGTAAGTGTGTATTTTTCTGGAGTTTTTCTTAGCGCAATATTAAATGTTGTGTTTCCTACACCAGTTACAACATAATTTCCATTGTAAGCACTATCAACAAAAGAGATTTCCGAATTAAATTTAACTTCTTTATCTGAAGTGCTGATGTATCCAGAGTTTTCTAAACTATAATACAGTTTAGAAGGAATACCACTAGAATATTTGAGAGTAAATGTTGCGGTTGAGGTAATTCCAACAGTTCCTACACCTATGGTGTTGAATGTGTTGGTATTTCCTACCGCAATAAATTCATTATTAAAGTTTTGGTCATAAAATATCTTTAATTTTTTACCTTGCAGAGAAGAGTGTGAAACATTAAATACTAGATCGGAATTTTTAACTACTGGTATTTGTGGGTTAATTAAACTGAGACTATGTTGTGATCCACCAGCACCCACAATACTGACCGTATTCGGATATGCAAGAGTAGTATCCAAATAAGTATCAGTTAATTTAATAGTATTGTCATCAATTTTGTAAACAAAATATGTTCCAGTTTCTAATCCAGATGCAATTGAATCACTTGAGTCATAAAATACTTTATCTCCAGTTTTTAAGTTTGATGCGTCTAATGTAATTCTTGAACTGGATGTATTAATTCCAGTTGAGTTAAATCCAATTGGATTGACTAAAATTTTATCATACTCTTGGTTATACCTTAGTATAACTGAACCAGATGTTCCTATTCCAGTTGTAACATTTGGTTCAACATTAAGTGATATTGTATCACCAATTTTTAATCCATGAGAAGTTGAAACGGAAACTCTAGAATTAATTTTTTGAACTTTTCCAGTTACTTGTGTCGAAAGACCGGAAATATTATATTCATAATTATCTGAACCATTTGTTAAGAATGAAAGACCCTCAGTATTTGTAGTAAGACCTACAAGAGTTGCAATTCCAATATAATCTTTTGATTTGTTAATGATATAAACAGTTTGGGAATTTGAAGACGCTGGTAAGTTTACAGTAGTAGCACCTTGATCTGCTGAGCATATTAATGCAGATGCGCCAGACTGTTTAGCGAAAGAAACTTGCTGACCTGTCTTGAATGGGTGATTTGGAATGTAAATGCTCTGATTGGGTACAGAAACATTTTTAGATACACCACCAACAGTGTTTGACACATTCGAAGACAATCCTAATGTTGTTCCAACACCTACACTTTGCCTCGAATTAAAGTATATAACGTCTCTAACTTTTGAATCAAAGTAAGATGCCTTTACTGGTATTTCTATTTTGTTTGGAAGAACATTGATTGGAGTTGATGATGTATGTGCTACTCCAGTATCAGATCTTCTTACCCTTAAGATAGATCCTTCATTATAAACATTCAGTACTTTAACAGTCTCAGATCCACCAATTCCTATAGTGAGAGTGCTTCCTACAGAAACTGATGCTGGAATAGTTGAGACAAAAATGTCCTCAACTGTTCCTGGAGAAACAACAGCACTTATATTCTTAAGTAATACTAGTGTATTAGTAGTAACACCAACTTTATGAGTTCCTGTAAGTTTGTATATTGTTGTAGATAAACCAGAAACGGTAACATATTCATTATCACTTACGGTATGATATGGTGTAATGTATGCTTCGATTGTTTCTTTATCTTTCCAAACAAATATTGAATTTGAATAGGTCTCTACTTCTGTAGAAATTTCTACAATTGGTTTACCTTCTACTTCAGATATTTCAAGACTTAAACCACTTCCATTTGTTCCGGAATCATCAAAGACAGTATTTTCTCCAACACGATATCCATCACCCGAATTTAAGATTGAGACGGATGTTACAGAACCTTTAGTTACAGATTCTATTTTTGTTTGTTGGTTAACTATTTCATTTGATTCTATGAAGAAGTCATTATCGGCATATTTTTCGCCAGCCTTATATGGGAAGGTATTTCTTACTAACCCAGAATTATTGAAGTCAAAAGTTTGATTTAAAATAAAGTTGTCAGTATTGACATTTGATCTGTATGAATCTCCCACAAAGTAGGGATATGCTGGTGTTAATGTGCTTGTCGCAGGGTTTGTTGTGACTCCAACAAAGTAGGCATAAGTTCCATTAGGAAATTCTGGAGTTTTGCAGAATCTTCCATTATGAACATCTAAGTTGCCAGAATTTGTAAATCTATAATCATCGACAAAAAATCCGCTACCAAAAACTGATGGTCTGTTTACAACATTTGATGTATCTAATACATATCCACTTTGAATTAAACTGATAGGTGAAGATGTATTTTGTGGGTCTGAGTATCCAAAAGGTCCATATATTGGGTTTCCATCATATGCCCAACCAATAATTGGAGAGTGGTTTACACCATTATCATTAAACTCAGTTCCTAAAACACTTGTGGAATATCCAACAACTGAATATTGTAAATTGTTTAGTGTTTCAATTAGTGTATCTTCGGTGTTTCTATACTGTTCATTTAACGTTAAACTTCTTACTGAAGATGTTAGTACTGCTCCAGAACCAGATGGGATTACATTAATTGTTGTAGTTGCTTGATTATAGTTTACACCAGAATTAATAACAACAACATCAACCAGTTTTTGATTTGAAATTACAGGTCTCAGTATAGCACCATACCCATCCCCTATAATTCTTAAATTGGGAACCGAGTAATATTCAGAACCACCAGATAAAACTTGAACATCTATAATTCTACCGTTTTTAATGATTGGTGCAACTTCAGCATTTTTGCCAGTTTTAATGGTAATGTTTGGATTTTTACTAAAGTTGATAATATCTGAACCATAACCAGTTCCCTGTTCATACAGATATGCATCAACTATTTGACCTTTAATTACTGGTGTTGCAGTAATTACTCCAACTACGCTGCTGCCAAATGAAACATTGACTGTTACTTCAATATTTGGATATTTGAAAATATGGTATCCAGAACCAGTAGAGGAAAGTTTTACATAGTTTCTTCTCTCATAATTTGATGAGATAGATGCCCCGATACCAGCATTTGCAAGTTTAAATGAATTATTGTCTGTCTTTAAAATATAATAAGAATTTGCAGTAGATAAACCAGATATTGGAGTACCAGTTGTTTCATATCTGATTACATCACCATCATTAAAATTATGATCATTGAAAATAACAGAGTCAGTTTCGGTAGAAATTCCTGAAGATTTTACATATAAGTTTCTATTCTGATATCCACTTCCTGGTTCAATTACTTTGATATCTCTTAATGTATTTTTCTCAAGTGTTCTAAATTTATGAATTCCAGCAGTATTCTCTGTTGTAAATCCAACAGTATTCAAACCAACATAAAAGTCGTTGACAGTTTGGTATAACTTAATGGTGCTTGGGTTTACAACCTGAACATAATATTCAGAACCACTTACTAAAGTCTTATTTTGTATTTTATTAAAAACATTATCTGGTGGACCAAACGTTCCTATTCCTAAACTTGAATTGCCATTATTATTATAGATTATTGTTTGACCATTTGTAAAATTATGATTTGCTAAGAAAGTAATGGTCTCATTTGTGGCATCAATTCCACCACCATAAAGGTTTTCTCTAGCATCAAATTCAACTTCTCTATATCTTTTTGAAAGGATGGGTTTTAATATAGCACCATTACCATTTCCGCCAGTTATTGTGGCAGATACTACGGTCTCAACATCAAAGTCTTGAGGATCGACCAAAACAGATTCTACAGATCCACTAACGACTGGTTTGACGAGTGCTGTAGTAAATCCAGAAGATGGCGAATCAACTACAATCTGAGGTGGATTTAGGACATCATATCCTGAACCAGAGTTTACAACTTTTACGCTGGATAGTGGTCCATAATAAACCTTATCGTTTGTTTTTGGACTTAGAATCTCTACACCATTGATTAGAAGACCAACTCCTCCAGGAATTGTTTTTTCAGCACTTCCAAGAG